CAAAAAAAACTTTGTTGTCAGTAGAAAGACCATGATTGGAACTGCAAGTTACCGTAACTGTAGATCCTGATCTTGAATATGTAGAGGCTACACCAGGATCTCTTTCTATAATTCTGTCAGTCATTCTTTCATCTTTTAAAAAACCTACCTCAGTAGGTAAACTTTGTAATTTGACCCGCACAAATCTCCATCTTGTATCGTTGAATGCTGTTGAGTTATGATAAGTAACATTTCCTGCAGTATTTAAAGAACCACTAGCAGTCACAGTGAATGTATTTTGAGTTTTATTATCAATTGTCAAAGTTGCATCAACTGCACTTCCGGTTGAGAAGTCAAGAAACACATTGTCACCTGGAAATAAACCATGATCAGATTTGGTCACAGTTATTAATGTTCCGCTTTGACTGTATGATGCATTTACTGCATCTGCTAAATATCTGACTTCTAATATTGGTAAACCAAATTCATAAAAACTAAATCCATCTGTATCTCTCATTCCAACAATATGTTCACCTAATTCTTGATTGGATGATGGAAATGTAAATATACGAGCAGGTATAAAAACTCCAGGAAACTGTTGAAAAGTAAAGAATAAACGATAATCTCCTCTTGTATCTCTTTCTTTAAATTTTGATCCTAATAGATTTTGAATAATTGTATATAATTCATATCCCCTTCTCCACCTCGTCCATAAAGAATCTTTATTATAGAAATTAATCTCACTCTCTAACTCACGCCCATCAGATCCTTTATTTACACTTGGTACTTTAGGTTTGTTATTAAAAGATTTAAATTCATTTTTAAAATTAAATTTTGATGTCTTATCAAACCCGTTAACATCAAAAGGCATTTTATTTAATAGAATCCACCTTGAACATTACAATAGAAGCCATTTGTTAAAGCAGTAGGTCCGCTTGCTGCAACAAACAAAGCTTGTCCTCTTCTAAGCATTAAACCTCTTTGTTTTGGAGCAATTTCATTATTTGCACTACCAAAATTAGATCCAGCTTGAACTGTTGGATGATTTATTAAAGGAAGTGTTTCTTTTAAAGTAGTGCTTAGAATTTGATTCTCAGCTACTTGAGGGATGCTCTGTACAAATAATGGGAAAAACTGGTTTATATTTGTAACAGTTCCAGTATTAACAAGATAAAAACAAAAATCTATAGGAAGTGAAAGAGTAGAAGTTCCAGTAATAGTTCCACTAGGTATATTTGGGATAGATATATCAAAGGTTGTAGAAGTAAAGTTCACTGTATCTGCAACAGTAAAAGTATCATCCTTTGGAACAGTTCCTGTATTGTAACCAGAAAAGTCTATAAATAATTTTTGACCTATTTCTAAATTATGTAAAACCCCTACAGGCATTGTAATAGTACAAGTCGTACCAGTCGCTGAAAAAGTAGAAGTCTGAGTTGCAACAGCATCCATTTTTTGGATAACTCTTTTAGTATATGTAAACCATATTTCATCAATATATGCCCCACTAATAGCAGTATCTGCTAAGGCTGAATCAACATCAAATACTTTAGTGGCATTACCAACAGCTGTAGGTATCAAACTTGTTAAAAAAGATTGACCTGATGCAACTGTACATAATGTAGAGGTCGTCGCCGGACGATCTACCATTAATGGTTGTTTGTTTGAACTACTACTTGACACTTTTTCTTACGAGGGAGTTAGGTTAATTATAAAGCAAGGTTTTTTATTATTTTTTATCTTTTTTTTCCATACGCTTTCTTGCCTTAGTTACGGCTTCCTTACGTTGTTCTTTATCCATTTTACCTTTTTCTTTCTCGCCAGATTTTTCATCTTTTTCGCCTTTTTTAGCATTTTTTTTCTTAAAATACTCTAGTAATTGAGGTGGCATTTTGCCTTTCTTTTCAGCCATTAGTAAATAGTCTCCTGTTCGGAAGTAAAAGGTGCAGATTTTAAAGCTCTGCTTGTACGATAAAGACCAAGATCAGAACCCCTAATAGTCTTAGTTGGAACATCTCCTGCCATAGCATCGAATATATCAATGTCTCCTGCCATTCTAGTACCCCCTTGACTTTGAGCAAATACATTTCTTTGTCTAGGATCTCTAATAATATCCTTATCTCGATTTATTCCTAATGAGTACCCAAGATTAGTTCTTGGTTTTATCTTATATGCAGGAACTTCTATCATTTACAAAGCTGCTAAATGAAAATCTATTGTAGGTGATCCACCATTCTTACTTACAAAATTAGCTCTAATAAATTTGACTGGCATGCCATTGACATTGTATGCATGTGATCCATTGCTAGTTATAGTTTTATCAGCAATTATTGGAGCATAGTTTGTTCCATCAATACTACCCTCTAGCCTTACAACCACATTTGTTCCTATACTTGCTACCACAGCAATTAATGTATAACTTTTAGTAGCAAAGAAATTATTTTGCGTAACAGCTAATGCTGTACCAGTACCAACTGCTGACAGTTGAGTATCAATTAAAAATATAGTGTCTTGTTGGTAAGTTACAGCCATTAATAAATACTTTTCTTTTTATTAGAATAACAGGGGGAAATGTGTCTATCTATGATTTGTTTCTAAGAATAAACGTGTACCAACAGCAACATCTGCAGGACCAGGTAGTGCTTGAATAAATTCAGCCCCTTCTCTATTAAATCTATATCGAGCTTGTTCAGGGTTTCGATAGTTTGGTACATAAAGATGCATTGCTAATCTATCAGTCTCATAAATATAAATCTCAGTCCAAGTTTTAAGTGTTTCTCTAAAATCTGATGTAGCAACTGTTCTATCAACGTCACCAGCAATACTTTCTATTCTATTTCTAGGAAGAAAATCATTGTTTATACTACCCGTCATATCGGTGCGTTTTTCAGCCTCATCACACCTACCAACTTGCTCTATAATTTTACTTACCCAAAAAGTATCCTGTACATTATTAACAGCTTCTTCAAGTCTTGCTTGATCACCAGCAGGTATAGAAGTTAAATTATAACCTAAGTGCCAACGCACTTTGGACTGTATAAACGTATCGAGCTTCATTCAACAAACTAACAATAGGCTTACTATTAGTCTACTCTTACTAAGTCTGCCTTAAATATTTCATCCCAGTCAACTCTCTTTATTGATTGAAGTTGATCTAATCTTGTATATCTTTCTCCTGATAAAGTAGTTTGAAAATCTTTTATATCTCTAGCTGTTTTCAAGCCAACTCCAGGTAGGGCATCTGCTATTTGTCTAGCACTAGCATTATTAATGTTTATTCTTCTATCTATAGGAAAAGTTTCTTTTGTTGTAGGTTTGGCAGGTTTTACACCATCTGCTTTTAACTCTTGAGTAAATTTTTCTTCATTTTTAATTTTTTCTGTTGTTGCATCAAGATGAGGAATCAACATATTTTCTTCAATATAAAGAACTTCTTCGTTAGCATCAACACACATAAAAACACCTTCATCATGTTGGCTTACTTTTTCTACAAGTCCGCCTGTTAATTTGTACTGATATAACATAAATTAATTAGATATCTTTGAATAGCTTAACTCATTAAACTTTTGTTGCCAATAAAAAAGCGAGTCACTAAGACCCGCCTCTTTATATAATTTAAAAATATAAATTATGAATCTGTACCGCCTACTTGTGAAGCAAAATCAATGAAGCCTTGGACATCATTGAAGCTAACACCAGCAGCTGGACGTAGGTAATTAACGCGACATAGAATATATGCTGCTTTACCTGCTGTATGGTCATCATCAGAGATGAATAAGCCATCACCATTAACGGTTGTTGAAGTCACAGCATTAACATTATAAATTTTAAATGTTGTGTTTGCTGTTACCTTGAACATCATTGAGTTTGCAGCATCCTGATCATCTATACCAGCTGTAGTTACAGTTGTCCAAAATGGAAGTTTTGCAACAGAAACGTTTGAAGTTCCTTGAGCAATAGTTGTACCACTAAATGTCAAAGTACTTGTAGCCGCTGCTAAACCGTTTGCTTGAGTTCCTGGTACACCAAAAGGAGCACCACTATTATCAGGACCTAGTAATATTACTTCAGTATTAGTACCACCAATATCTGCTGTCACTGGGGAAGCAGGGAAAGATGGAAGACCACCGGCTGGAATATCATTACCAATAGCTATAGAAGCTTGGTAGATATAAGCAGGTCTATCTGAACTAGCATTGACTACTAGGCTGCTACGATCATTACGTACACGATCATCAGGACGACGATCGGGAGAAGGGATTGTTATGTTGAAACTCTTATGGTTTGCCTTAGTTCCTGATTTATTAGAAATCTTATGAAAACCAATAAGCTCGAATGCTTCAACTCCAGGCCAACCTTTAGTTCCTTCATGGTTGAAAGAAGATAAACGATTGATCTGATTTCCAGGTTCTATGATTGCACCTGAATCACTTTTGTAAGTTGCCATTATTTAAATCCTCCCTTATTCAGTAATTGTGAAGGCTGTTGTAATGAAGTCCTTATTCAAGTTCGCAAAGCCAGCATATAGCTGCCAAATCAGAA